TCAGCTCAATGCGGTGGCTTGGGCCCTGGGAGTAGAGACCTGGCGGCTCTTCTGGGGCGACTGATCTGCGCGTGAGGGTGCGGCTCGGGTAGCAGCCTCCCGCTGGGCGGCGTACTCCTCGGCGCGCGCCTTGCTGGGCCACCAGTAGGCGAGCCACATGTCGGGCTGCTCCAGCCAGACGGCCGGATCCTGCCGCCGGTCCAGGACCCCGAAGCCGCCGGCGCGCGGAAGCGCCTCGAACAGGGGGCCGCTCACCGGACACCCGGCACGGCCGGGGTGATTTCCACCGCCCGGAGGTTGCCGTCCAATGTGTCGAGCGGCAGGAAGCACACCTCGAAGCTGCCCTTCGCGGCGATCTCCTCCCTGATTCGCTCCTCCGCGTCGGCCCCGAACCGACGACCCAGCGCCTCCAACTGGTCCCTGCCGAGCGGCAGCGTGCGCAGGGTCTCCCTCACCAGGGCGATCGCCTGCGACAGCGTCTGCTGGCGCGGCTCCAGGGCCTGCTCGACTCTCACGGTTACCAGGTCGCTGCTCATCGGATGCTCTCCTTGGGGGCGTGGGTGGGGCAGGCCTTGACGGCCCAGCCGAGCGGGGCGCCGGACGTCTTGGTGTAGACGTGGCCTGCCGGCGTGAGCCCGGCGGTGACGGTGCAGTCCGCCCCAATGCAGGCCTTGCCGTGCAGTTGGTCGTCGGTCGGTGGAGCGGCAGTCTCCGACCCCGCTCCCACCTGATCGGTAGTCATGCCCAGCAGCATCGACGCCGCGTGACCCCTTCTCCAGGGCCACGGTGAGTACCCACGGTGACCGCCCCGCCCCCGGTACGCTCCGTACACCACAGCCGAGATGAGGGGCACCCGTGTCTACTCCGGAACCGCTGCCAGCGCACCTCCTCGCCGACCGCCAGTTCGCCGCAGCCTGCGCCGACCGCCGGATCGGCGCGGTCTTCCAAATGGTCAAGACCCGCGCCGGTATCTACCCGTCGCACATCGCGCGCCGCACCGGACTGGCCACCAGCCGCGTCACCGAGATCATGACCGGCGGCCGGGTCGTCTCCACCATGGACGTCATCGAGCGGATCGCCGACGGGCTGCGGATCCCTGGCCGCATGCTTGGGCTCGCCGACCGAGGGTGGGAGCAGGTGCCGGCGCCCGCTACGTTCCAGCCTGCCGCTGTCCCCGAGACCTGGGAGATCCTGGATATGCTCACCCAGTCCACGGCCAGCGACGCCACTCTGCTGCACCTCGAAGCGGCCGTCGCCGACTCGGCCTATCGGTACCCGTCGTCCCCGCCGGCCGAGACCGTGCCCACCATGCAGCGCCAGCTGACCGCCGTGCACCAGCTCCTGGCCCGCCCTCAGGCGCTCGGCGCCCGACGCCGGTGCGTGCGGATACTGACGGTCCTGTCCGGCCTGCTTGGCCTCGCGCACCACGACGCCGGCGACCGGGCCCGCAGCGACGCCCTCTTCCACATGGGTCAGGTTGTCGCTGGCGAGGGCGAGGCAGACGAGCTGACTGCCTGGCTGCTGACCATGCAGAGCATCGTCGAGTACACCTCGGGCCGCACCGGGCAGGCGGCAGCCCTCCTCGCCCAGGCCGACGCCCTCGCGGCCAGCGCCGCACCGCGGCGCCGTGCCTGGATCACAGCAAACTGCGCGCGTGCCTTGGCCGCCCGCGGCGAGCGCGGCCCCGCGCTGGCCGCACTCGATCGCGCCGGCGAACTCCTGGCCGGCGGCGGCGAGCCGCCCGCCGGCCTGGACTTCTTCACGCTGCCCCGCCTCGACGGGATCGCCGGCGAGAGCCACGCCCTCCTTGGCGAGCACGAAGCTGCCTCGACCTTGCTCGAAGCCGCGCTGCAGCGCCGCGATCCGGCCGACGTCAAGGGCCGCGCGATCCTCACCTACGACCTCGCCGAGTGCCGGGTCGGTCAAGGGGACCTCGAAGGAGCGTGCGCGCTCGCGCACATGGCGCTCGACATTGCCGAGGGCAGCATCGTGCAGCCCCTCGTCCTACGGGCCCGGTCTTTTCAGGCGTCCCTCGCGCCCTGGACTGAGGCCAGGCCGGTGCGGCAGCTCGCGGCCCGCGTGAGAGAGTCGGAGCTGCAGCTCACCCGCGCATAGGAGCCCCTGGTGGAGTGGAAGAGTTACGGTCGGCGCCGCGTCTACGACAGCCCGTACGTCGAGGTGTGGCTGGACGACGTCGACATCCCCGGCGTCGGCCGGATCGACCACCACGTGATCACCATGCCGCGCGCGTCCACCACCTCCGTCGTCACCGATGAGCAGGGGCGTTTCCTGCTCCTCTACCGGCACCGGTTCATCACCGGCCGGTGGGGCTGGGAGGTGCCCGCCGGGTGGGCGGAGCCCGGGGAGGACCCGGCGACGGCCATCGCCCGGGAGGTCGAGGAGGAGACCGGCTGGCGCCCCGGACGGGTCGCGCCGTTGGTCGAGTACGACGCCCTGGCCGGGATCTCCACCATGCACTTCCGCTCGTTCCACATCACCGGCTGCGAGTACATCGGCGAGCCGACCGACCGAAGCGAGGCCTCCCGAGTGGAGTGGCTCACCGAGGCCGAGGTGGTCAAGCTCCTCTCCACTGGCGAAGTCCCGGACGGGCCGTCGCTTGCCGCGCTTTCCTACTACCTCGGGCCGCACCGCCTGCTCGGCAGCCCAGGCGCCGAGGCACGCTGATCACATCGTTCGGGCCCGGGCACGACAAAGCACCCCGCCGGCCCGGAGCTGGCGGGGCGTGGCGGTCGGCTCAGGGGCGCCAGTAGCGGGGCTGGGACTTGCGGGGGTCTACGGATTCGAACCGTACCTTCGGGGTGTGGTCCAGTCGAGCTATTCGGATAAGGCGCTGGCCATCTGCTGCTTCGAGTTCCTTCATCACCAGCGGCATCGTCGCCGCGATCGCGCCCATTGACAGGCCCACGCCCAAGAGGCCGGAGATCGTCTGGGTGTAGCGAACGTGGTGCATTCCGGATTTCATGATCGCTTTGGTCTCGGCCGGGTCCTCAAGCTGTCGACCGTCCCGCGTGAGGAACACGTCGTACCCCTTGCTGGCCGCGTCGCCAAGCAACGGGATGTCCTTCTTACCGGACCACCCGATCTGGGTGACATGGTCAACCTGGTGTGTCGGGAGAAGGTGCTTCAGGACCGCGATGAGCTGGACCGCTGAGTTCTCGTCGACCAGGATGCGCATCACGCCGCGCGGCCCCCAGAGCTGTAGCTGTCGATGTAGAGAGCGAAGCGCTCGGCGTCGCGCGCCGCCGCCGCGTTCACGGAGGGGTAGTAGTCGCTGATTCTGTCGGCGGGGATGCCGTCTCGCAGCAGCGCCGCGACGTCGTCGATCGGGACCCGCGTGCCCGTGACGACCGGCTGGCCGCCCTGGGTGTCCGGGTCAACCGAGACGTTGTCATTGGGCCGAAGCAGGTGCGGGACGACGACCCCTGGGCGCGGGGAGAAGGGCTGCATGATGTCGTCAAGGGTCGCGATGACCCGCTGCCCAGGCTGCTTGAGGAGGTCGGTCGAGTGGTCGTCGTCCCCGTAGAGGGCGATCGACTTGCCGTCTGCGACCAGGCTGTAGGTGGACAGGTGGTCGAGCTCGCCGAGCTGGCGAAGGTTTCCGACGGCGCGCCGCAGCGACTGCAGGGAGAAGTCTTCTCGCAGGCGGGCGAAGGCGCGCAGCGCGAACACGTCGCGGAAGGAGTACAGAGCCTTGGGACGGCTGGCCAGCTCGGGCTGGAGGAAGGGGCCGGAGCCCCGATCCTGCCGCCAGCTGCGGATCTGCCCCGTGGTGGCACCGGAAAGGGCCGCCGCCATCTGGGTCGAGTACGCCACGGCGCCGCCTCCTTTTCCTGCTGTTCCCTGGGTGCACGGCTGAGGCCCGTGCTTGCGTCGTGCCTCGTGAGCATACGGTCCCATGGATTCCCAGGGAGGGGAATCCGGCATGCCGCCGGAAACAGCGAGGCGCCCCCCGCGCCGGCCGGGGCCGGTGTGGGGGGCGCGGTGGTTCAGCGGGGCAGCGCGAAGAGGGCGCCGTCGGCCGGGATGTCGAGCTCGTGTTCGGCGATGTGCTGCTGCACGCTGGCCGCGCCGCCCAGGCGCTTGTGCAGGTAGGCGAGGCCGGCGGTGGTGACGCGGAGCTGGGCCCGGGCGGCGGCCTCCGCACCGGTGGCCGGGTTGGTGTAGGAGCGGGGGCGCAGGCGGACGTGCTGCGCGTGTCGCTGGTACGGCCGGTCCTGGCGGTCGACCAGGCCGAGGCCGCGCAGGACGGCGAAGAGCCGGCGCTCGCCGGTGTCGATGTGCGGGTCCCGGTTCAGGATGTGCGCGGCCTCGCGCACGGAGTAGTCCGCGTCCGCGCTGGCGAGCCGGTCCCAGGCGGCGGCGGCCGGCGCGAGCTTGGCGGCCCGGGCCTCGGCCGCCAGGCGGCCCTGCTCGGACTCGATGGCGGCCTGGAGCGCCTCCAGCTTGGTCATCTCCGGGGCCGGGGCCGGGGCGTAGGCGCCGGTACGGCGGATGCTCGGGATGACCTCCTCGGCCAGCCAGTCCTGGAAGGCCTCGGCGCCCGCCAGCGTGCTGCGCATCACCAGCCGGTAGACGCCTGACTCGGAGAGCACCGTGCGGTTCGGGTTGCCGGGGGTTCCGTCAGCGAGGGTGACGGAACCTCGCATGCGCTCCGGGAGGGAGCCGATGGCCATCCGGCCGTTGGCGTACCCGAGGATCTCGGTAACGTCGCCGGCGACGAACCAGGGTTCGCCGTCGATCTCGACTACGCGCACCGGCGCCCCGGTGGCGGGGAAGGTGTACGGCATGATGGAGGTCATGTGGTCCTGCCTCTCTCGAAGGTGGGAACGCGAAAGGGCCGCCCGGTGATGGGCGGCCCTTTGCTCGTGCTGGCTGTGCGAGGGCCCCGGCCGGACGGCGAGGGCGGTGTGAGATCCGGGGGCGGAATATAACGTCGGCCCGTTAGGGCAGGTCAGAGCCCCGTACGGACTGTTCGACGCGGTCGACGGCGTCGCGGAGCGAGCTGCCGCTGTTGGGGTGCAGCTCGTGTTCGATGCGGTCGAGGCGCTCCATCACCCCGCGCCGGCCGGGCACCCCGGGGCGGGGCGGGGTGCCCCGCCAGTCCTCGCCGAACTCCTCGATGAGCCGGGCGATGCGGCGCACCGTCCGCCAGACCAGCGCGAGGCCGCCGAGGATGGCCGAGATGGCGACGGACCAGATGACGAGGTTGTCCACGCCCGCGATACCAGTACCGTGCTCGATCACTGCACCTCCGGGTCGGTGTCGAGGGGCGGCAGGGCCCGGAGGGGCGAGGCGATCCGTAGCCAGGACGGCAGCAGGCGATCCACTTGGGGCAGGGCCATCACGCGGGTGAAGCTAGCCGCGACCAAGAGGCCGAGGCCCACGCCGGGCGTCGCGGCAGGGATGCCGGAGGCATCGACGATGAATGGCACGGCGGCGGCCAGGCCGACGGCGGTCTGGAGGACGGTGCGGGCGGTGCGGCGGGAAGCGTCGGACACGATGCGCTCTCCTTGCGACGGTGGGGTGATGGGGCGGGTCCGGGCCGCGGGCGGGTGCCGGCGGCCCGGGCGGGATCAGGCGCGCAGGGCGTTGTCGTAGGCGCGGAGCTGGTTGAACTCGGCGTCACCAGCCGGGCCCTGCTCCAGCTCGCGGTCCGGCACCGGGGAGCCCCAGGCGATGAACTCCGCCGCGGTGACCTGCCGGACGAGCCCGGACGGCCAGATCCCGAAGATCTCGTTACCCGAGCCCTGGACGGGGTGGCCCTTGACGAGGATCAGTCCGGAGGGGCGGGTGATGGACAGGGTCATGGTCAGACTCCGATCGCGCGAAGGGCGCGCGGCCGACGGCGGCGCGCGGGGGTGGGGGTGGGGGTGGCCGGGACGGCCGGCGGGGTGTGCGGCGGCACTACCCCGCTGGCCCGGGCGACGATGCCCGGGAACACCGTGCTGTGGAACTGCTCGGTCCGGAGGTCGCCCGGGCACGCTGTACCGCCGTCCGACCACTGCGGGAACATCCGGTGCACGCCGAACCCGGGGTCGTCCCAAGTGCGGCAGATCCGCAGCGGGATGCCGTGCTGCTCGTGAACCCAGACCCCAAGGCGGATCAGCGCCTCGACCTGCTCCGGGGTCCACGGGTCGGTGTGCTGCAGGTTCGACGCGGACTCGCACGAGATCGCGCCGGTGCCGTCGGAGCGGCGGTTGGCGTACATGTTCGCGTCGGCGCGGGTGCCGGTGCCGATGTACTGGCCCATCGCGCCGTCGTAGCCGAGGCCGAAGTGGCTCTCCAGGTTGGTGCTGTCGCGCCAGTACTCGAAGATCCGCCGGGGCGTCCACGGCGCCGCGATGCTGTGCAGGATGAGCTGGTTGGCGACGATCGCCGCCTGTGAGTCGGACTCGGGCTGGAGCTCCATGCGCTCAGCCCCGGGGTACCAGGCCATCAGGCCTCCAGGTGTGCGAGAGCCCCCGGCCGGGCGGCGCGGGGACGGCGGGTGATGGCAAGTCAGGCCAGGGCGACGTCGGTGATGGTCGCGGAGAAGCCCAAGTTCGCGTAGTGGCGCAGGGCGACCATCACCCCGGCGTCGACCCAGGGCTGGGCGAAGTCGCGAGCCTCCCGCAGGCCGCCGGTGTAGTCGTCCTGATGGGACGGCCAGCCGGGGATGTCCTCCTCGGAGGTGATCGCGTACACCACCCACTCGTAGGTGACGGCGTCACGGATCGGCCGGGCGACGGCGAGCAGCCACAGCTCGCCCTGGGTGGCGAGCTGGTCGGTGCCGGTGGTCCCTGCCCGGCCCGCGCGGTACTCCTGGCGGGCGTAGTCGTCGAGGTACGGGACCAGGGTGGGCACGTCGGGGGAGGACAGGGTGGCGACGGTGTGCAAGGGGTCTCCTCAGATGATGGAGCGGATGAGCTGGGCCTGGGCGCTGACGGCGCCGCCCCCGGAGGAGCGCACCGCCTGCACGCTGATCTGGTACTGGCCGCCGATGGGGATGGAGGCCGGCAGCGGTCCGGTGTAGTCGAAGGGCTGGCCGGCCACCGTGGTCGGCCCGAACTGGGTGAGGTTGTCGATCAGGACGCGGACGGTGCCGGTGGTGCTCGCGCCGACGGCGGTGGCCAGCCACAACCTGAGCTGGGAGCCCCAGCGGAGGTTGTAGGAGCGGGAGATGGTGACGAAGCTGCCGGAGGTGGTCTGCGGCCACCGGGTCGTGTCGGCGTCCAGCGGCGGCAGCAGGGCGTCCGCCGCGGTGAGGTCCGCGCCCTGGGCCCGGAGCTCGGCGAGCTGCCGCTCCAGGGCGGCGACGCGGCGCGCTGTGCTGTCCGGGCCGCCGGGCAGTTGGTCGAGGCGGGTGGTCACGGCTCAGTCCTCCAGGAGGATCGGCGCGAGCCGGTCCGCGCGCGGGTCCAGCGTCCAGGCGTAGGCGCGTGCGATGGCCGTGGCGCCGTTCGGGTGCCGCGGGGAGCGGTCCACCTGGATGCGGACACTGTCGCCCAGCGCCCAGTCAGTGCCGAGGCGCGGTGCCCTGGAGGCGACCGCCTCCAGGCTCCAGGCCTTGGCGCCGGTGGCCATCAGGGCGAGGGCCTCGGAGGCGTGCCGCTCCAGCTGGTCGGTGCTGGTGATGCCCGTGGCGGGTGTCCACCGGTGCTCCCACAGCGGCCAGCCTGCGGCGATCAGCGGGCTGTTGGTGTGCGCTGTGCTGGTCGCCCGTACGCCTTGGGTCTGCTCGCCGCGGGCGGTGACGCGGGTCGCCCCGCGCCCCTTGTCGTACTGCTCCGTGAGGCGGTAGCGCGAGATGCAGCCTGGCATGTCGAACACCGCAGGCGGGCTGGCGGCCTGGGTGCCGATGGTCGGCCGGATCCGGAGCACCAGCTGAACGTGGGTCTGGGCGGCGTCGGCCCAGACGCAGTCCACCGTCCACTCGGGGGCCCCGGCCATCGCGGCGATCTCGGTCAAGCAGGACAGGATCGACTTGTCCTCGCTGTCCAGGACGGTGTAGTCGATCAGCAGGCCGGACGGGGCGGTGTCCAGGGCGATGGGCGGGCCGCCCGAGAGCGCCGGCGTGGCCAGGGCGGCCATGACGGTGGTGGCGTCCGTCGCAGTGGCGGAGTAGTCGCCCGGGAAGCGCCGGTCCAGGTAGGCCTCGGGCGTCGCGCAGGTGAGGTCCAGGGCCGGGTCCGAGCCGCCGTCCCTGACCAGCGTCATGCCGGTCCAGACCGGCGTGCCGGTGGTGGGGTCGGCGCCGACCAGCATGGTGCGGCCCTGGTCCGTGGCGGACTCCCACTCGCGGGGCGCACCCGGGAGGGCCAGCGCGAACGAGCAGGACGTGCTGGCGCCGAGCCGCCGGGTGAGAGCCTGGGCCGGCCCCAGGGCCGGGAGTTCCTCGGCGACGTATCCCGACTTCAGGTCGCAGGCGAGCCAGGTCAGGGTGACCGGACCGGCCATCAGCTGGTCGTCCAGTACTGGATCGCCCAGAGCAGTTGGTTGCCGGAGGCCGCTGACACCGGGGCGGTATTGGTGAGGTCCTGGTAGAAATAGGACGTCTGGGTCTTGATCACGAAGCCGAGCGCGAGCCCGCCCACGTTGATCACGGAGGCGCCCAAGTACTCGTTGTCACCGGGCTTGATGTAGCTGGCGACGCCGCGGATGCCGACGGCGTTGACCGGCGGGAACGGCAACGACATCGCCCAGATGCCGGTGCCGCCGTTGGTGGTGGAGCCCAGGACCAGTGAGCCCTGGTAGGTGACCAGCGAGCCTTGCTTGGCGTACGTCGCCGACAGCGTCCCGTTGTTCAGCGTGGGGTTGGTGGTGGAGGCGGTCCAGGTCGGGGTGTAGGCGATGGCGTCGCCCGGCGCGAGCCAGGTCGTTCCGTTCCAGTACTCGACGACGCCACGGACGCCGTTGTAGCGGGCCTGGCCCGCGTAGACGCCCGCCAGGGCAATGTCCGCGGCGGAGTTGACGGGCAGGATGCCGCCGGGGGCGACGGTGAGCTGCCGGATCGTGCTGGATACGGTGGCCGCGCCGGTGCCGCCGCCGCCGGTGGACGGCACGGTGATCGTGGCCAGCGGGATGTAGATCTCGGTGCCGCCCGGCGTTGGAGCCACCGGGACGGCTTGGGCGGTGCCGGCGAGGTAGACCGGGTCGGCCTTCCGGAAGCCGCTGCTGTCGACCGCGGTGTCCCAGACCCGCAGGTACACGAGATCGATCCTCGAAAACGTGGCGTTCGCCGCAGTCAGAGAGCCGGGGCTGCTCGCGGGGATCTGGGCCCGGTAAAGGCCCTGGTTCGCGCGGGGCAGCGTGGCCACCCCGGCGCTGACGTTGACGGTGGTCCCGGCGAGGGTGACGGCGAGGCCCGGGTCGCCGGGCCGGATGCCGCCGCGACCGCCGAGGGCGGTGCCGTCCGCCATGACGAGCGGCATGTCCATCTTGCGGAACTCGGTCTCGTCGTAGGCGGTGGACGGAAGCCACAGTGGGTCGGTGGCCATGCTGGGCTCCTTACAGCCAGGCCGAGCGGCAGGTGCCGGTCAGCAGCGCGGACGCGTTGTAGACGGGGCAGGTCCAGCTGAAGACCAGCTGCGACATGGGCGGGATCTCGGGCCAGGTTCCCGACAGGTACAGGCGCCTGGACACGGCGCCGTTGAGGGTCGCGGTGCGGGCGGCCGAGTCCAGGACCAGCACGTCGCCGGCGGCGAGGCTGTCCGAGTACGTCAGCTGGGTGCTGGTGCCGGCCGGGGTGGTGGCGAGGATCGTGAAACCCCCGGAGCAGGGCCCGGTGACGGTCAGGGTCGGCCGGGTGGCGACGGTGCCGGCGTTGGCCAACGTCACCTTGCCGGACACGGTGGTCGCCGTGATCGTCACCGGCAGGGTGATGGGCAGGGTCAGGCCGCCGGTGACGGACGGCAGCGCGGCGGATTGGGACTGCAGGGTGGTGCTGTACCGGCGCGGGTCGGCGGCCGTGAGCAGCAGGCTGTAGCTCGCCACCCGGTCGGTCTCGTAGTCGATGAGCACCTCGCCGGTACGGCGGGCGGTCACTTGTTTGGGGATGGTCTCGGCGACGGTGACGGTGGTGTCCGAGAGCGAGGCGGCGGCGATGAGTTGCTCCACCGCGCCGTCGAGTGCGGACAGGCTGTCCGCGACGATCTTCCCCTTGAGGGTGAGGACCCGGGCCGCGAGGTAGGCCGGGCCGGCCCAGGAGCCGTGGTCCCCCTCGCGGTCCGAGTACTGCGCGCGCACCCCCGTCCCGGCCCAGCCTTTCAGGCCGTCCCGGTCCAGCGTCCACGCGATGCCCGCGGCGTCGACCTGGCCGAGCGTCACCCCGCCGAAGCTGACCGTTTTGCCGCCGAGCACCTGGCCCGGCGTGTATCCGGCCACGTCCCACCCCCTCTCAGCTCACGAACTCGATGTGCCGCTGGAGATCGGCCAGTTGCTCCTCGATCGACTGCTTGGCGCCGTTGAGCGTGATGTTCGTCGTGCGGTCGCCGCCGCCCCTCGCCCCGCCGCCGGCCGGGCCGGCGAGCGCCCGGGCGGGGATGAGGTCCCGGGCGGCGGGCAGCAGCTGCAGGCCGAACTCACCCGCGACCTGGCTGAGCAGTTGGGTGGAGCGGCCGCGCTTGGCCGGGTCCATCGGGATGTACGCCTCCCGCCCGGCCTCGGCCCACAGGATCGCCTGGGAGGAGAATCCGGCCTGCCGGGTGTCGAGCCCGCCCGCGGCGGCGGTGATGCCACCCCAGGCGTACCCGGTGATACCGCCGTTGGCCTGCCGGTTCTCGGGCAGGGCCAGCCCCGGGTTGCGCTGGACGTTGGTGTACTCGACCGTGATCGGCACGACCTTGCCCTTGAGCCCGTTCACGTAACTCTGGATCGCCGACGTCGAGTTGAAGGCGTCCGACGTCGGCACGGTCACCTTCACCGTGCCGTCCTTCATGTGCTCGACCTGGAAGCCCAGCGACTGCAGCCCCTGCTCGGCGTCCTTCGTCAGCGCCTTCATCGTCACGCTCTTGCCGGCCGGGACGTTCTCCACGGCCTGGCGGGCACGCTCCATGTCGGCGATCGTCTGCAGGGCACCCGGGTCGGTGACCTTCGTCTCCTTCGTCGGGGGGACCTGGGCGTAGGCCTGGGTGAGGGAGTCGATCTGCGCCTTGGTGAAGCCGGCCTGCTCCATCACCCGCTTCAGGGCCGCGACGTCCTGGGCGAAGACGATGTTCGCCTGGTCCGCGCTGCCGGTCTGCTTGGCGACGGCCTCGGCGTGTTTCTGCGCCGCCTCGGCCGCGTCGAGCATCGCCGCCTTCACCGCGCGGCCCTTCTCCGTGCTGATGTCGAGGGTGACCCCGTTGTCCTTGACGGCCTTGCTCAGGTCGAAGAAGGAGGACTGCAGCCCGATCGCGGCCTGGGCCGAGGAAATGTTCGTGCCGTTGAGGGCGTTCAAGCGGTCCACCAGCTTGTCGACCTCGGTGCGGACGTCCTTGACGTCGTCGGCGGTCTTGGCCGCCGCGCCACCGAACTTGCTGGTGCTGTCGGCGGCCGCGCCGGATGCCTCCGCCTCGCGCTTGGCGGCGTCGACCGCGGTGTTGAGCTCAGGGCTCATGCCCTTGAGTGCGTCGTCGACCTTGACCAGGGACTTCGACCAGTCCTCCTGACTGCCGGCCGCGCCGTCGCCGGCAGAGGCGACCTCGGAGGCGGTGTCACGGTAAGAGGCCAGCTGGGTGTTGACCCGGTCGACGGCGTTGGAGTTGCCGAGGATCGCGTCGGTGAGGTCGGTGGTGGACACCCCGAGGTCCTTGGCGGCCGCGAGGGCGCCCCGCGTCTCCAGCTCGTGCGCCAGCCACGCCTTGGCGTTGGCGCCGATCGCCGCGCCGTCCGCCTTGACCGCCTCGGTGAGGGACTGAGTCTTCTCCTTCGCGTTGCCCTGGGCGAGCCCGAACACCGTCAGCGCCGCGACGGCGACGCCGATGGCCGCGCCCCACGGGCCGGTGAGCACGGACATGGTGCCGGTCGCCGCGGATGCCAGGCGAGGCATCGTCGTGGACAGGGTGATCAGGGAGGACTGGAAGGCGGCGATGCGCGGCAGCACCAGCATGAAGCCGCCGGCGGCGACCGCCAGCGCCCCGCCGATCGCCAGGATCCCGATCGCCGAGTTCTGCGCCCAGGACGGCAGGGACGAGTAGGCGTTGACGACCTTGGTGACCCACTGGACCATCTCCCGCAGCACGCCGTTGGCCGCGGTCCCGGACTGGATGAGAGCGACCTCCAGCGAGCCCTTGAAGGCCTCCAGGTCGCCGGACAGGTTGTCGAGCTGGACGGCCGCCATCCTGGCCGCCGCGCCGTTGTCGTTGACGGCGTCGCGGTACGTCTGGATGCCACCGGCGCCCTGCTCGTACAAGATCGTCGCGGCGCGAACCGCGTCCGAGCCGAAGATGACGCCCATCGCGCTGTTCCTCGCCTCCGGGGTGAGGTTGGCGAAGGAGTCGTGGAGCCGGGCGGCCAGCTGGTCCAGCCCGACGAAGCGGCCCTGCGCGTCGTAGGCCGAGAAGCCCAGCTGGGACATCATGTTGGCGGCCTCGGTGCTCTGCGGGGTGAGCCGCTGCAGCATCGTCTTGAGGCTGGTCCCGGCGTCCGAGCCGATCAGGGCGTGGTCCGCGAAGGCCGACAGGGTGCCGACGGTGTCCTCGAAGCTGAGTCCGGTCTGGTGGGCGAGCAGGCCGCCCATCCGCATGGCCTCGCCCAGGCCGTGCACGTCGGCCGCGGATTTGTTGGCGCCGGCGGCGAGGACGTCGGCGACGTGCGCCACGTCCTGGCCGCGCAACCCGAACGTGTTCATGGACTGGGCCGCGACGACCGAGGCTTCCGCCAGGCTCAGCTGGCCGGCCGCGGCCAGCGACAGGGCGCCGCGCAGCGCGCCGCCGAGGATGTCCGCGACGGAGACGCCGGCGCGGGCCAGCTCGCCCTCCGCCTCGGCGGCCTGGCTGGCGGTGAAGGCGGTCGTGCGGCCGGCCTCCAGGGCCGCCTCCCGCAGCTGCCCCATCTCCTGCTTGGTCGCGCCCGCGACGGCCTCGACCCCCGACATCGCCTTCTCGAACCGCGCGGCGGAGATCGCGGCCGCGGCGAACATGGCGAGCATCAAAAACCCGGTGGTGCGCACGGCGCTGAAGGCCTTCTCCGCGCGGTCCCCTGCGGTCGCCATCCGGGTGAAGGCACCTGCCTGGGCCGTCGCCGAGGCGGAGGTCGACGCCGCGAGGGCGGCCTGCTGGCTCATCAGGGCCTCGCCGGCGGCGAGCCGCACGGCCAGGGACTGTCGGATCCCGGCGGCCGATGCCGCGGTCGCCTCCGACATCCGGGCCTCGGAGGCGACCACCGAGGACGCCGCCGCAGCTGCCGACGTCGACAGCTCGGCCAGCGCCCGGGCGGAGACCGATGCCGCCGAAGAGAATGTGGCGGGCACCTCCTCGGCGGCCAGGGCGAGGCGGGACATGCTCGCCGAGGTCGCCAGCACCGACTCCTGCGTGGCCCGCCCCGAGGCCCGGGCGACCGCCGCGGTGCGCTCCATCGCGGCAGAGCTGACGGTGGCGGCCCGCTGGAAGGCGTTCTGCTGCTCGGCGCCGGCCGCAACCGCCGCCTGGGCGATCTGCCGGAAGTCACGCTCCGACTCGGCGGCGCCCCGGCGGGCGCCCGCGTTGTCGAGGTCCAGGCGGACCCGCACAGTGCGGTCGGTCATCGTCGCGCCCTCCTTCGGTGAACGTGCACGGAAGCGCCGTGCTGGTCGCCGCCCTCGGCGTGGAAGCGCTCGCCGGTCCGCCCGGCGGTGGTGCAGGCGTGGCAACGGATGACCTCCGCCACCCACGCCTCCTCCAGCTCCGGGTCGGTGCTCTCGCCCAGCGGCTGCCCGCACCCGCGGCAGGTCTCGTCCTCGACCTGGGCCAGGGCCAGCGCCCAGGCCCGGTCCTCGTCCGTCCACAGCACCTCGCCCGGGCCCGGCAGCGGCCGGCCGAGGAAGACGGAGCGGGGGACGCCCCAGGCCCGGGCCGCCTCTAGCTCTCGCCGGTGGGGGAGGCGGCGGTTGCGGAGGCGAGCAGCGAGAAAGGGACGCTGCTCACCGCCCGGGTGTTGATGTCCCAGAGCGCGTTGATGATGAGCTCCTGCTGGCCGTGGGTGAGCTTGTCGGCCAGGCGGCCGAACTGCTCGACGGTCATGGTCGGCTCGACTGCGCACGCCGCGACGACGGCCGCGGGTAGGGTGTCGGGGTTGAACAGCTGGTCCGGTCCGCCGGGGTGCTCGGCGATCAGGTCGGACCAGGCCTTGGGGGTCACGGCCCGGAACCGGAGGTCTACGGTCTGGGCGGCCATCTCCTGGCGCAGTTCCTCCATGCGGCGGGCGATCGGCACGCGGGGGCTGCCCGCCAGCGAGTCGCTCATCATCGCGGCGGCGTCGGACAGCTTGCGCTCCAGCTCCTGGTACTCGGCGAGCAGGTGGCCGGCCAGGCAGAGCGGCACGGTGACCTCGCGCAGCGTGGCGCCGGCGATGAGCGTCTCGATGTCGAGCGCGCCGGCCACCGGGGCGCGCTTGCCCGTGGCCGCCATCAGGCGACGACCGAATCGATGGAGGCCGCCGCGGTGAGCTTCATCGGCGACATGAACTTCGAGACCTCGTTGGCCGCGGCGGCCTTGCGGGCCCGCTGGCCGCACGCCACCGGGTAGACCTCGACGACCTGGCCGGCGGCGAACGCGGTCTCGAAGTCGATGTCGTGGCGGCACACCATGAAGCCGTGCGTGCCGAGGGTGAGGGTGGTGTAGGGCAGCTGATCGGTCGGGGTGGTCCCGATCTTGAAGGTGACCTCGATGTCCCACTTGACCCGGCCGACCTCCTCGGTGTCGGTGCGCGAGGCGATGGAGCCGGTGTCGACGCTGGCAGTGGTCGGGTCCTTCTTCAGGCCGTCGGGGGTGATGCGCTGGGTGAAGTCGGCGGCCGCGTTGAGCTCGGCTGCGGTGGGGGCGGTGAGGCTGGAGATGCTCGGCAGCCACACCACCCGGGTCTTGCCGTCGCTGATGAGATCCACGGTGCTGTGCTCCTCGGGGCATAGGAAACGCCCCGGCCGGACGGCGGGGCGCTACGGGCGGGCGGGGCTGGGGACGGGCCCGGGTCAGTACCGGTAGGCAGCGACGGTGACGGTTGTGACCCCGGAGTAGGTGATGGACGCCAGGCCGTCGCTCGGGTTGGTGTTGAGGTCCGCGTAGATCGGGATCTTCTTCGTCGCGGCGGCAGCGATCGTCACCGTCCGGTCGGCGGCGGCCTGGCCGCGCACGCCGGCGTAGGACGGGATCGTCACGGTGATCGGCGAGCCGCCGCCGTTGGTCACCTCGACCCACACGCGGTCCGCGACGGGGGCGACCTTGTCGCCGCCGACGGCGGCGGCCGTGGTCGCTTCGAGGGTGCCCGCGGCGGCGAGCGGAAGGGGGGTCAGAGTGGCCACGGGGGGCTCCTTCTCAGGCGGGGATGGAGCGCAGCCGCCACTGGACGGCCACGTAGAAGACGGGCGGGGACAGGTCGTCGTCCCTCTGCAGCGGAGGGCCGCCGAGCTCCTCCGGGCGCCACAGGGCCCGGCCGGCGACGACCGGCGTTCCGGCGAGGGCCGCACGCACCCGGTCGGCCGTGCCGAGGGCGCCCTCGGGGGTGGAGGCGACGCAGGTGGTCTGCAGCAGCGTGTCCAGGGTGGTGCGGTCGTCGGCGAGGGAGGCCGCGGTGGCCTGCCCGGCGGACGGGTAGAGGACGACGTACGCCTTGGGGAGGGCGCCGGCGGGTGCGCCGCCCAGGTAGGCGGTCAGTTGGGCGGTGGTGAGGGCGGCTTGAACGGCAAGGACGTCCGGCAGGGCGGTGGGTGTGGTCACAGCAGGTCGCCGGCGAGCTGCTCGACCGCGGCGATGAAGCGCGGCTCCTCGGCGGCGAGCGCCCGGCCGCCGTCGTTGTGCGGACCGTTCTTGGCGCTCCCGAATTCGAGGAGGTTGCCGAGGGCCCCCTGCGGGGCGTCTTTGTCGGGGCCGATGACCGCGCTGGCGCCCCCGCCGGGCAGGGCGGTGATGGGGTCGTAGCCGATGCTGCTCGGGTAGAGCCGTGCGTGCCGGCCGCTGCTGGCCCGGGCGTTGGCCCGCCAGTCCCGCTTGATGTTCAGGGCGCCGCGGGAGACGACCTGGTGGGTGCGCTCGTCGAGGTCGGCGCCGACCCGGGCGAGGTCGGCGACCAGGGCCTGAAGGCCGGTGATGTCGGTGCTCATGTCCACTCCCTCGCTCCGAGGCGCCAGGCGGACGCGGTCGCGTTGTACTGGGCGCCGGTGATGTGCAGGACCAGGCCGGCCATGCGCGGGTCCGGCGAGGTGTCCACCAAGAACTGGTCGCCCGGGCGGGGGCGGTCCGCCGCCTCGGCGTCCCAGGGGAGGCTGATCTGGTACTCCCGCAGGACGACCGCGCGCTCTCCGGCCTCGGAGTCCTGGCCGCTGGACTGGGCGACGGGCTTGACCCGGGCCGCGCCGACGTACAGCTGCGTCGAGGGGGTGGACGTCTGGCCGGTGTCGGGGTCGTAGACGTCCGGGCCGGGACGCAGGATCCGCCCGGTCTCCGCCATGAGGTCCCGGTGGGCGGCCCGGGCGCGGGCCAGGAGCCCGGTCAGGTCGATCACGCCAGCCCCCAGTTCGGACCGGCGAACGCGAGACGGATGGTGTCCGCCTCGCCGGCCATCAGGGAGGCCCGGGCATCGGCCAGGGTCTCCGCGTAGTCGTCGATGGACCGCTGCCGGATGAGCAGGGGGTTGGTGAAGATCCGCTTGACGGCGTCGCAGGCCACCGACCGGGCGACCTGGTAGGCCGGCTCATCCTCGGCGAGCCCGTGGGAGTAGGTGACGGTGGCCGGCCCGCACCAGTAGCCGTCCGAGCGGTAGATCCACACGCCGCCGTCCCACCACCACTGGTCGGTGGTGAGGCCGGCGACGGCGGAGACCGCCAGGACGGGCCGCTGCGGGAGCCGCAGGGAGGCCGGGCCGGCGGTCCGCAGGGTGACGGTGTCGTTGTCGACCCGGCTGATCTGCTGGTAGCCGGCGGTCATCCGGATGAGAGCGGAGGCGTCCGCCAGGAGTCGGTCAGCCTGGGCCCGCTCCGTCTCGGTGAGTTCCATCCCGATCAGGCGGGCCTGGAGGTCGTCGGCGGTCGCGAACGGGCCGAGGACCATCAGTCCGCCTTGGGGCCGTACTGCTTGATCAGCTCGGCCTTGGTCGCCTTCCCGACCTCGGCGTGCACCTCCGGGTCGTTGTCGACGACGCTGGCGATCACCCACGCCCGCCAGTCGGCGACCGACGCGGACAGCGCGGGCGCCGAGGTGTCGACCTGGCTGTTCGCGTCCTGAGGTTCGTCGGTGGGCTCGGTCTGCTCCTGGATGAGCAGGCCGGGCGCCCGGACCTCGGGTCCGTGCGGGTCGGCCTGGCCCGCGTTCACGGGCGGCTGGTAGTCGCCGGGGCGGGGGTGGACGGCGGCGTCCCGCGCCGGAGCGCCGACCCTCACCGTGGTGACGTCGCGCGGATCCACCGCGGCTACGACCGGGGCGAGCGCGTTGGTGCGCTCGCCGTCGATGAGGTAGCCGGCTCCTCGGCAGTAGCCGATGATCGCGTCGTCGTCGGTCTCGGCGGCGCCGTCCACGAAGTGGAGGCCTCCGGGGCCGTCGCCGGTGTATCCGGCGACGGGCGTGTGGATGAGTGCCATCAGGGCGAGTCCTCTCAGGCGGACTTGACGTTGCGGAGCACGGCGGCGGACTTGGTTGCCTTGAGGACGACGGCGGCGGGGCCGAGCTCCACCTCGCCGGTCTTCACGGCGCCGGAGGTGGTGAAGTCGGGGAGCCAGGACTGCACCAGCGGGCGGTCGGCCATGGAGACGCCGTGGAAGCCGTCGAGGCCGAAGCGGACGGCGATCAGGTCGCCGAGGTTGGTGATGTTGCCGCCCGCGCCGCCGGCGTCCGGGTCGCGGGTGACCAGGGACATGACGTCGGTGTTGGAGCCGGCCTTGGCGCCGAGGTCGATCAGCGGGATGTTGTTGTACCGGTTGACGGGGCGGCCGAAGGCGTCCTGGGTCTTGTCGTACTGGTCGGCCCAGATCGCGAGGCGCTTGAAGAGCGCGAGGGTCTTCTTGTTGCCGAAGATCGCGCCGGGCTCGCCGTCCATCGTGGCGAGCCACGCGTCGATGTGCGCGAGCGCGGCCAGGGCGGCGGCCTTGTCGGCGACGCTCGTCCAGTCGAGGTATCCGACGGACACGCCGTTGTTGAGCGGCAGGTACTCGGTGGAGCTGCCGGTGAGGATCTTCGACAGGCCGTCGAAGCCGTTGGCGTCCACGGCCACGTCGCCGTTGATGACGGCGTCGGCGAACTTGGCCTTGGTCGCCTTGATCTTCTGCTGCATCTGCAGGGTGGTCTCGGCGGCGGCGGCGACGCCGTTCAGCACGCGGTCGATCTGGAACGACCCGCCGAGGGGCTTCAGGTCGACGGTGTAGCGCTGCTTGGTGACCTCGCCCGGGGTGTACTCCGCGTTGATCGCGCGGAACGCGGCGTCGGCCTGGGTGATGAGCCGCTGGTAGCCGTAGGTCAGCGTCGCCCCGCTGCCGGCCTGGTTGACGACGTCGTCGAACGTCATGTTGTCCAGGAGGAACGAGCTCTTCTGGAACTCGTCGATCACGTTGGTGTTGATGTCGTCGGTCGCGGCCAGCTTGGCCTGAGCGAGGGTCACGGGCATGGGAGGGTCTCCTATCGGCCGGTCTTGCCGGCGAGGCGTGCGGCGACCGCCTCGCCGAGGCTGGCGGCGGTCTTCTTGGTGGGCTTGCGGGCGCCGCCGTCGGCGCCGCCTTGGAACCGCCGGCCGCCGTCGTCCTTCGCGGACTGCACGGCCAGGTAGGGCTCGTCCTCCAGCAGGTCGTCGATCAGTTCGCTGATCGCCTCCCGGTCGGGGCGGCCCTTGTCGTTCTTCGGGACGTCGGTGAGGTCGAGCAGGCGGGCGGCGAGCTGAGGGTTGGCCAGGCGCCCGGCGGCGGCCGCGATCGCTGCGGCCTCGACGCGCTCGGTCCAGACCTCGGCGCGGGCCTCCTCGCGGGCCTGCTGGCGCAGGGCTTCGGGGTCGTCGCCCTTGTCGTCGTCCTTCTTGCTGTCGTCCTTGCGGGCGGCCTGTCGCAGCTGGGACTTCAGGGTGCGGTTCTCCTTGCGGAGCTCGCGCAGGGCCTTCTTGCCGGCGTCGCCCAGCTTGGCGTCGTCGTCGTCCTTCTTCTTGGTGTCGTCGCTTTGGTCGTCGTCCTGGTCCTGGTCGTCGTCCTGGTCGTCGCCGGTGTCCGCGTCGTCGTCCTGGTCGTCGTCCTCGCCGGATCCGCCGGCGATGGGCCAGTACGGCTGTGGGCCGCACTCGCCGTGGTGGGGGCGGGGCTTGCGCCAGCCGACGGCGCGCACGCCGGTGAGGGCGTGCAGGGGCAGGGTGGTGTCGAGCATCGCGCTCTCCGTGGGTGTCGTGGGCGGCCTCGCGCTGCCCGGGGTCAGATCAGGTAGGCGTACCGGCGCAGGAGCGCGATCGCTTCTTCGCGGGTCGCGGCCAGGCGGTAGATCTCCTCCGGCATGAGCCGGGCCGAGCGGAGCTGGAACTGGCGGCCGATGTCCGCCGGGACCCGGCCCGCGGCGATCGCCCGGGCCCGCTCGCGTCGGTAGAAGGTGCCCTGCTTGGACGTCCCCTCGCGGGTCGCCCTCACGCCGTCGGTCGTGGCGTACATCCGGCCCTTGCGGCGGGCGTTGACGACCTGTCGCAGGTCGGCGCCGTCCCGGATCGCCCTGGCTCCGTCCGTGCCGAATCGCCTCTGCTGCTCGGCGGCCGAGAGGCTGTCGAAGTACTGCCGGGGCTCCAGGTGCGCGCCGCGCCGGCCGCGCACGGTCGGCTCGTGGACGCACTTGCAGTGGGGGTGCCGGTCGAAGGCGGTCTGGCTGCCGTAGACCTGCCCGGCCAGGACGATGCACCGGGAGCAGGCGCCGCCGGAGACGACCCGCACGTAGCCGGTGCAGGTGCGGTCGGCGACGATCCCGACGCCGGAGGCGACCCGGCCGGCGTCGGCGACCTCGCTGCTGACGGTCCGCAGGAGCCTGGAGCGGCCAGCCTGCAGAGCGGCGTCCGCCGGGATCCCGGCGGAGATCTGGGTGAGCGCTGTGATCCTGGGGATCTCCAGCAGTGAGACGAGGTCCCGGCCGTCGGCGGCGATCCCGGCCAGGGCCGCGGTGTTGAGCTTGCCGGCCGGGTCGGGCCGGGCGCCCGAGGCGAGCACGGCCGCCTCGACGTACGCCTGGGAACCGGTGGCGGACGCCTGCTGGGATGCGGTCAGCAGGGCGAGCATCGGTTCCGAGATCTCGCGCCAGGACCGGTTGATCCGGGCGGGGTCCATGCGCGCCCACAGCCGGTCCGCGGAGGCGACCGCCCGCGCGGCCAGTGCCCGCTGCCGGGCGGATCGGTCGAGCGTCACGGGCAGCGCGGGCATCAGGCCACCGCCGGGTCCAGGGCCGGGTTGCCGGCGGCCGGGGCGACCGGGCCCAAGTCGCCGACGCCGTCGAAGGCCAGCGCGCGGGCCGCCCGGTTGGCGTCCTGCTCCAGCATCGCTTCCATGCGGGTGATCTGGGATGGGGTGTACCCGAGATCCTCCATCAGCTGGCGCCACGGCACCCCGAGGGACTTCTTCTTCAGGACCGCGTCGACGACCTGGGCGTCCGAGCGGTACTCGACGCTGCTCCAGATCGTCTCCACGAGCGGGTCGTTGCCGCGCTTCTTGTCGTCCTTGACCAGGAAGCACAGGCGGATCATCTCCTCCAGGGACTCCCCGACGAAGGTGATCTTGTCCTTCGTCTTGGCGATCAGCCCGACTTCGGACTCCTGCATCGCCTCGGCGTTGACGTTGACCAGCTTGCCAGTCATGTAGCCGGGCGGCGTGCGGGACTGCGCTGCGATGTGCTCGATCAGCATCTCGATGCCGACCACGAAATTCCGCAGGTCAGCAGCCTGGAAGTTCCCGAACCTGGCTTGCGGGGAGCTCGCCCGGAGCATCTTGGACACCGACAGGCGCCACATCTCCGGGTCGTCGATCTCCTGGCCCGTGACGGGGTCCTTCGGCAGGTCAATGCCCGCTCCCCAGCGGGCCGGGAAAGCGCCGGCCTCGGCGGCCACCAGCATGTCGACGACGAGCTTGTTGACGGCCCGCTGAAGGGGCATGACCTGCTTGTGCTCGGGCGTCGGGTCATCGACCAGCCGCTGGCGGTTGACCAGTTCCACCATCGGAACGCGCCCGAGGGGGTTGGGGATGACGACCTGGTCCAGCTTGCCGCCGCCCCGCGGCTCCCAGCCGCCCAGAGCCATGCTGGAGGGCAGGATCAGACCCGAGGTCAGCTGTCGCCGCTGCCACTTCCAGACCTGGTCCGGCAGGTAGAGGGTGGAGTAGAGGTAGCGGCCGTCCTCGTCCTCGAAGCGCTTCAGCGCGGCTCGGCGCCGTCGCCGGTTGCCCGGCTCGTAGGCGACGATGCACTGCGTCGCGTCCTCGACGGTGATCTCGGGCTCGGTCTCGTTGTCCTCCGGGTTCTCCGCCCAGGTGAGCGCGAACGAGCGGGACTTGACCATCATCTCGGTCATGGCGACCCGGCCCCAGGCGTCCATCCCGTTGGCCTGCCAGAACCGCTGGGCCTCCTTGTCGGCCGCCAGCGGCTCGCCGCTCTCGTCGGTGCCGAACCGGAATCCGAGCGGCGTCATCCGCTCGGCCGGCGCGTCGCAGACGACCTGGCACCAGTTGTCCGAGAAGCCGGCGAAGAGTCCCCCGAAGGCGGCTTTGAACCGGTCGCTGGCGAACTCCAGGCGGTGCTGTTCCCCGCCGTAGAAGTCGTTCCAGACCTTGATCTCCGCTTGGCGTTTGTCGAGGCGGGCCTCCAGGGTCCGGGTGATCCGCAGGGCCTCTTGTGCATCGACGGCCATGGGCGCCTCCTCTCTCGTCAGTAGCCGGAGAACGACGTCGATCCACCTGCGGCCTCGCGCCGCAGGTGGTCGGCGCGGGCCTCGGTGGCGAGCGCCGCGGTGACGGCGCTGTCGATCTTTCGGTCCTGGCTGGGCTTGGTGATGGCGATGCCGCCCGGGCGCCGCACGGGCTTGGCGTTGCCGACGTGCTCGGCCATGGTCGGGTGGCCGTCGTGGGTGAGCTCGCCGGCCAGCACGCTGGTTTTGAACCGGTCCAGGGCCGGGCACATCCGGGTGTCCACCCTGGTCTCGAAGATGAGGAACGTCTCGCGGCCGAACTCCTCCGACCAGTCGTCGCACTCGTCGCGCCAGTCTGGCGGGTCGCCGTACGCCCGGGCCACCCGATAGGTGGTGAAGACGTGCGTCATGCCGGCCTTGACCTCGGCCCGGGGCACCCGCCAGGAGTCGGGGTCGCCGTCGTCCCACTTCGTCCAGATCATCGGCCGGCCGTCGGGGAACCGCGGTGTGAAGACGTACCCGTCGGACACGCGGCAGGCCGTGATGGCCGTGCAGTCGTCGTGGTCGCTCCCGTCGAACCCGACGGTGATCAGCTCGCCGTCGTCCACAGGCTGTGGAAGCGCGCACCGCTCCCACAAGTGCCGTCCGAGCCACGTCTCGCTGAGGCTGACCGGCAGGTTGAGGAAGTACCGGCGAACCTTGGCGCGGTCCGCCGTCGGCTTGTGGGCGTTGGCGACGATCCGGTCCAGGTCCATGTGCGCGGCGAACGGCCCGTACGCCGCGATCAGGCCGCGCTTCAGCTCGGCCGGGTCGTCGAAGGTGGCGTCGTCGAGCAGCGCGACGGGGGCCTGCTTGTGATCGAACAGCAGCCGCGGGGCCTTGCCGGACCGCGAGTTGCGGTGGGTGCGCTCGGCGATGGAGTCCTCGCCGATCGCGTACATCGTGCTGGTCTGCAGGAACCACGGCTCGGCCGCCTTGCGCTTCATCGTGTTGCGCTCGACGGTCTCGTACATGTTCCGCAGCTCGGGGAGCACGTACAGGTGCGTCTCGTCCGCGACGGAGAAGGACTCCTTGCCGCCGTCCTTCGCCGAGCTGCTGGCGGTCGAGGGCCGGATCTCGCCGCCGTCCGGGAGGAACACCCGGGTGGAGGTCTGCCAGTCGTTGCCGATGTCGATGCCGGGGTAGTCCTCGGCGATCCGCTCGCTGTGGGCGAGCATGTAGGTGATGTTCGCGTAGGTGTTGCCGGCCTGGGTCTCCTCCGTGGCCAGGCACCGGATGAACGGGTAGGTGACGGGCCGCCCGACGGGCTCACCGGTCGCGTACTCGTACCCCCAGTCCGAGATCTCCCCCGGCTCGGCCCAGTGGTCGAACCGCACCGGGGCGAGAGCCTCGGCGCACGCGACGGCCCCGGCAATCTCCGACTTGGCGCGACCCTTGGCCCGGGAGAGCAGCGCCTCGTCGAAGCGCCGCCGGCCCTTCCCGTCGATCGCGTAGGCGCAGACCAGGAAGTGCAGGATCTCGACGTCCAGCTCGATCGGCTCGCCCTGGACGTCACCTGGGCCGTGGAGGAGGTAGTACTCGATCCAGTCGGCGACGGCGTACCCGAGGGAGCGCCGGACGCCGGGCCGCCTCATTCCTCACCGACCGCCCGGAGCCTGTCCCTCGGGTCGGTGCCGGTCCGGCGCGCCGCGGCCCGGTCGGCGGCCCGCGCCGCCCCCCGGCCGACCTCGGGAGCGCCCAGCGACCAGCGCAGCCGTAGCCGGTCGGCTGCGGTCCCGCCGAGGCTGGCCTCGTTGAGCCGGATCTCGGACAGCAGCTCCTTCTTGGGCTCCTGCCAGTACTGCTCTACCAGCTGGGCGAGCATGTGCAGGCGCTGCCAGTCGGTTGCCAGGAAGGTTGCGGCCTGCGGCGACCGCTTCCAGGTGTCGTACCAGGACAGGGTGCGGGTGTCGTAGTCGTGGCCGCCCGGGAGGTCCGGGGCCGGCCCCGAGTACCCGTCGGCCGGCAGCACGGTCCCGGCGACCGCGTCCTTGTTCGCCCGCCGGTGGTTCGGGTTCGGCGGTGGTCCGTTGCCACTCATCGTGGGTCACCCCCTTGTGCCGTCGCGGCACGTCAGCGGCCCGCCGTCGCGGCAGGCCCAGTCACGGACAGTGGCGCCCGGGGCCCCGGCCAGAATCCCCAGACCCGTAGGCACAGCGAGATACCTCCCCGGCGGTCCTGGCCGGTGGCGGGGAGGGGGTCACCCCCCAGGGGTCTGGTCACACTCGGTAGCTGACACCCAGTGCACGGTGCCTTCCGTCTCGAAGGCTGAGGCCAGCAGGCCCACGTCCCGCCCGCCCTGCCGGCCAGGCAGCACGCAACCGTAGGACACCGCGGGGTCGACCCAGACCCTGACTCCGACGGTGCCGCCAGTGGCCTGCCCCTCCGGAGCCGGCTCGATCACCAGGTGCAACTGGTGAGCGTGCGCGTAGGCAGCGGTGGCCACGTCAGCGAGCAGCTGCTCGATGGCGATGGCGGCGAGGGGCACGCGCTCGTCCCTGGACCGACGCACGGTCAGCACCTGGCAGTCGTTGTCCGGGTCGATCAGGTGGCGACCCTCGGAGGAGAGCTGGATCTCTCGGTAGCAGATGACGGTGCGGTCGCCGACCTGCTCGATGGTGATCGGCTGATCAATCGGCACCACCTTCGGGTCGATGCCGTTGGCCTCGATCCACCGCACCAGCGTGAGGTGGTAGCGATCGGTGTGCTCGGGCGTGATCGTGGCCAGGACTCGGGCGGTCATGCGATCACCGCGACAGCGCGCCACTGGCCCTGGTCATCCTGGATCAGGAGGCCGCAGCGGGTGCACTGCCCGGTCGACACCCGGAGCCGAGTGGCGGAGTCGTAGGCCGGGTGGTCCTTTGTGCAGGCGGCGTCCTGGCGGGGAAGGGCGGCGAGCGTGGGTGTGGAGGTGGGCTCGTCGAGGGCGGCGATGATGTCCTCGCCGATGCTCACGGCGTCCGCGTTCCAGTGGTTACCGTCGGCCACATGGGCCTCCGCGCAGGTCCGGGCGGCGGCGATGCGGGCTTCGGCGTCATGCAGCTGGCGGCGGAGGGGCCGAAGTTCGGCGAGCTCGGTCTCGGCGTCGCGGAGGAGCCGCTGGGCTTCGTCACGCTGGCGGGCGAGCTGATCAAGGTAGGCGGTCACGCGTTCCACCCTCCGGGCTGGTGCTGGGCTGTCTCGGTGGAGTGACAAGGGCCGCAGAGGCCTCGGCCGAACTGCGGGTCGTCCGGGTCCTGGCCAGCGGCCATCAGCTCGCGCCGCGAATGCGGGTAGTGGTCGGCGTGCCTGCTGGGTCGCTGCCAGCACAGCACGCAGACCGGATCCCGGGCGAGCACCCCTGGGCGGAAGCGGCGTTCGTGCTGGCCGCCGTACCCGCGCTGTCGGGCGGTGCCCCGACGGGCGTCGGCCTCGGCCCGATGCTCGGCGCAGCGGCCGGCCTCGGTGTACTCGGGGCATCCGCTCACCGAGCAGACGGTCAGTGCGCGACGTCTGGCCACGTGATCACCTCACCTCTACGCTGGCGCGATCGCTGTCGATCTGGTGGGGGTGTGTGGTGGTTCAACGTGTAGTGCGGGCACTGGGAGTCGCGGGTGGTGCCTTGCTGGTGATGGGCCTGGCGTACGGGTTCTGGAAGGTGGGGTCCGACTGCGGGAGTGGGTGGTCGCCGGATCTGAGCACGGTGCTCGGCAGGGAGAAGGCGGGCTGCGCGGAGGCGTTGGCCGGCCGGGCCAACCAGGCCTGGCTGTTCATCATCCTGGGGCTGGCCCTGCTTGCTGGTGCGATCGGTCTGAGCCGGGACGATGCAGCCCCCCGGGCAGTACCTGCTCCGGCTGAGAAGGTGGAGGAGTAGCGGTCAGACTCGCGGCGGCCAGGTCCAGGTGCCGGGCTTGTCGCCCTCGATGCGGCTGGTCACCCAGGCGCCGTCCGCGCCGTCCAGTAGCACCTGGAGGTTGCACTGGGTCTTGCCGGGACTCGGCCAGACGCGCACGACGATGGCGGGGAAGGTCTGGCCGGCCTCGGCGAAGTTGCCGAGGGCCTCGGGCTTGACGCGCTCGCGCAAGCCCCGACCGGAGCGCTTCCGGTTGATCTCGTTGGCGTCGTCCTGGGACAGGGTGTAGTTGACGATCCGGCCGATGGTGGGCTGCACGGGGGCCTCCGGGAGCATGCGGGCATGACGAAGGCCCCGTAGCTACTGCTCAGCTACGGGGCCCTGGGGGTGTCTCGATCACCCGGATTCAGACACACGGGTGGTGCCAAGATCGTGGCATAGCCCTGACCTGCGGTCAAGCGATGAAGTGTTGCGCCTTCCGCGGCCCCCGGAGACCGGCCGGGTCTAGGGTGTCGCCATGTCTCTCGCACTTAGCAAGATCCAATGGGGCGATGCACCCACCTGGCTCGGTTTCATAGCAGCTGGGATCGCCGCATTCTTCGCGTTCCGCAGCTTTCAGAAGATGAGGGACCAAGTCAGCGATCAGCGGGATTTCATCGCCGACCAGTTGGTGTTCATTGGCGACCAGCGCCAGTTCATGGCGGACCAGATGACATTCATCGGGGACCAGCGCCAGTTCATGATTGAGCAGTCGGCGAACTTGGCGCTGGAGCGACAGGCACTCACTGCGGATGCGGCGGCCCGCAGAGCATCTCAGGCCCGCCAGGTGACCATGAACGTCGTCAGGACCGAAAGTACCTGCATGGCGCGGGTACTGAATGGGAGCAACGCACCCTTGAAGGACGTGGACCTGCGGTTCGGTGCATACGTCGTCAGCGCTATGGAGGTCCACCCCAACAACGAGCAGCTGCCCCGTGGCCCGGAGCGGCCCACGCCGCTTGAGGTCGTTGGGCCCGGCGCGGTCTTCAACTTCTGGCTCCGTGGTCACTCGGCCGACACGATTCGAGAAGCTCGCGCGCGGCTCCAGTTCACTGATGAGAACGGCGTCAGCTGGCTGGTTGACGAGTACAACTCGCTTTCCGAAGTCCCCTAATTCGGGATTCCCGCATGGAGGCGCGCCGCCCTGGCCTCGATCAGCGGGGCGACGTCCTCGGTCCGGTACGTCGGGTAGCGGGGGCTGCCGCCGGCTCGGGCGAGCCGGCGGCGTCGGACCCAGTCCCGCACGGTGGCGGCTGGGACGCCGAGCCGCACGATGTCCGCCGGGGTCATGAGGCCCGGGGCCGGGAGCCGGTCGCGGGCGCCGGTCACAGCCGCCGGGCCCGGGCGATCCAGTGGCTGAGGCGCCCGGCCAGGCGGCCGCGCCAGGTCCGGCCGAGCTGGGCATCGAGCTCGGCGCGGATGCGCGCGATGTGCGCCTCGGCCCCGACGTACCGGAGCTCGGCCTCGGACGGCCACGCCGCTCCCAGTGCCGCCGAGGCGTCGGCGGCCGTCGGCAGGGCCGCGGTGCGGGCCTGCGCCAGCCGGGCCAGGCCGGTACGGAGTTCGTCGGGGATCATGCGTCGATCCTCTCGCGTGCGGACACCTTGCAGAGCTGGGTGATCCGGCTCGGGTCGAGGCCGGCCCGCGTGGCGACGACGTCCCGGGGCACTCCGCCGGCCCGCAGCCGGCGGACCAGGTCGTCACGCTCGCGCTCGGCGTCCCGGCCGTCGAGCGCCCGCTGCACCGCGCGGTCCAGCAGGGTGAGCGCGCTCACCCCGAGGGGCCCGGCCGGGTCGGTGGGCAGGCGCCAGGCGGCGAGCTCGGCCTCGGCGAGGTCGCAGTGCCGGTCGGCGTCGGTCCGGTCGCGGTGGTGCTGGACGGTCCAGCCGAGGGTGATGGCGGTCGGCCCGGGCTGGGGGGTGAGCGGGCTCACCAGCTGCCGGCGGCCGTCGGGGAGCCGGCTCACCTGGCCCTGGGCGTAGGCGGTGTGGCCGGTGCGGCGGGGGTCGGGGTGGCTGCTGAGCTGGAGCGTCACGTGGTCCTGGCCGTCGTCGTGGTGGACGGCCCAGAGGATGGCGCTTCCGTGCACGGTCCAGGCGCCGGCGAGGCCGTGCAGCTGGGCGGAGTAGACCGCGCCGACGGTGAGGGCGGTCGGGGTGAGCGTGGTCATCGTGGCCTCTCGGGGCGGTGAGCGCGCTCACCCGGCGGGGGTGAGCGCGCTCACGAGCGGTCAGACGAGCTGGCCGCCGGCGGGGCGGCCAGCCTGGACGGTGGTCGTCAGTCGTGGTCGTAGAAGTCGACCTGGATGCCGTCGCGTCGGACGGTCACCTTGGCGTGGTCACCGAAGGCCTCCAGCAGCACGTCCAGGAACTCGCCCCCTTCGATGGCCTTCGCGAGCGCCTTCGCCCGGTCGTAGCGGCCCTCGTCCGGGCCCTCGTAGGCGCCGTAGTCGTACGACCGGGTCTCGCGGTTGTAGGTGGCCGGGATCTCGCCGAGCGACGGGTGATAGTCGACGGCCAGATCGGCAGAGCCGCTTCCGTCGGCGTCGGCGTCGGTGCGGACCCAGGTGCCGCTCGTGCTGAAGGTGCACGGCTCCCCGTCGTTGAAGTACGGCGTGTACTGCCTCCATCCGAACTCGATCACGCCGTCGTCGTCGAAGAGCGCCTGGAGGACGGGCTGGAGGTCTTCGAGGGGGCGCTGCTCCTCGCGCTTGTCGCCCTCGTTGATGTCACCTTCGACGAGCATGCCCATGAACGTGCGGGTGGTGGTCATTCGGTGTCTCCGGTCTTCTGAGTGAGGAGCAGGTGGGCCAGGGGAACGCTTTTGCGCTGGGAGCCGGACATCCACGGCTTGACGGGCATGCCCTTGATGTAGTCCGCGGGGCTGGGGAGCCAGCCGAGGTCTTCGAGGATGTGCTGCTCGGCGATGAGCCGGACGGGGACTTGGCTGGTGCTGTGGTTCTTAGGGACGTCGAGGGTGACGCCGAAGATGCGCTGGCAGAGCCAGGTGCCTTCGGTGTGGTGGTAGAGGGAGCGGTGGCGGACGTCGCCGATGATGCGCTTCGAGCTGTCGATGAACTCGTGGACGGGGAGGTACAGCTCAGGGGTGCCGCCCCACTTGCGGGCGGAGGACTGGGCGTGGTGCCAGCTGTTCACGGCGGCGGTGCTCCTGGGGTGTCGGGTCTGGGGGTCAGGCGGCGGCTGGCTCTGCGGCCGGGGGTTCGATGGCACGGCGCAGGGAGAGCCACTGGAGTTCGCCCCAGCCGGTGTGGCAGCGGCTGCACCGCACGGTGGTGCCGCCGGGCGGGAGCTCCAGGCGGCCGCCGCACGGGCGGTCGCGGTCGGGGTCGGTGCGCGGGCAGCGGCCGACGTCGGCAGGTGGCTCGACGGGTCCGGAGGTGGCGCGGGTGGCGGCGCGGTGCAGGCGGCGGACGTCGCCGGCGAACTCGTCGATGGCGTAGTGCGCGTGGACGGCCCAGAGCAGGTTGGCGCGCAGGAAGGTGACGACGGTCGCCAGCGTGGCCGGGCGGGCCACGGTGTCCCAGCCGAGCTCCTCGCGCCAGTCGCGCTCCCAGGTGGCCAGGACGGTCAGGATGCCGCCGGCCGCGGTGAGGCTGAGCGCGCTCTCGGACAGCGGGAGCGGCGCCTCGACGGGGCCGCCGGTGACGTAGCCGGCCGGGGCCTGGCTGGCGGGCTCCAGGTGCTCGCCGAGTTCGGCGTAGAGGTTGGGCAACTCGGCGAGCTGGCGGCCGATGACGTCCTGGCAGATGCGGCAGACGTACCGGGCCTGCTCGGCCTCGCTGAGCTCGCGGTGGCAGATGCAGCAGCTGGGCCACTCGGGCATGGTCGCTCTCCTGTGCGGTGGTGCGGTCGGTCGGGGTGGTGCGGGTGGGTCAGAGGCTGGCGGCGTCCGGGCCGGCCGCGCGCCCGAGGATGGCCTGTGCAAGGAGGTAGGGCTCGGCAATGCAGCGGCAGGGGTGGTCGTCGCCGTGGGTGTCGCAGTAGTTGACGGCGTCGATCTGGCCGGCGGTGCTCTCCAGCCAGTTGGCCAGGGCGAGGCTGGTGGCCGGGCCGAGGAGGGCGAGGTAGGCGTTCACCTCCTCGCGGTTCTTCGCCCAGACCTCGATGAGGACGGTCGGGTTCTGGTGGTCGTCGACCACGACGGCGGTTCGGCTGCCGAGGGTGTGGCCGGCCTCGTACCGAAGGCGTCCGGCCTGGGTGGCGGCGGTGGCGGCCGTGCGGAGCAGGGTCGCGGCGGCGGTGAGGGTGCGGGCGGGGTGCATCGAGTCCTCAGGCGGTGTGGTCACGGTCTGGGCCTTTCGGTCGGCGAGGTACTGGCGGAAGTTGGCGATGGCGGCGCGGTCGCCGGCGGTGAGACGGGCGTTCGGGTCGTTGCCGCAGCGGCGGCGGGCCACGAGTCAGTGCTCCGGGGCGGGCAGTGTGGCGACGGCCCAGAGGGCTGCGACGGCGCTCCGGACGCCGGTGCGGAGCCGCTGGGCCTCGGCGGGGGTGAGCTGGCGGCGCTCGGCGAGGTCGACCAGGATCGTGAGCTGCTCGACGGTCGGGCCCGGTTCGGGCGTCGGCCGGCCGGTCACCGAGTCCGAGGCGGGCCCGGGCGCGGGATGGGGGCCGGCGGCGGTGGGTGCGATGTCGGCCGGGCGGAGCTGGCGGGTCGCGAGTGCGAGGCCGACGGCGTGGGCGCGGTCGTGGACGCCGAGCTTGCGGTAGATGCGGGCCAGGTGCGTCTTGACGGTCATGGCGCTGAGGTGCAGGTCCCGGCCGGCGGCCGCGTTGGCGCGGCCGTTGGCGATGCGGCGGAGCACCTCGACCTCGCGGTGGCTGAGTGGGTCGCCGGGCCGGACGTCGGTGGAGGGGGGCATCGGGTCTCCGATCGGGGTCAGGGGTTGAGTTCGGGCCGGTCGAAGCGCCACATCAGGACGGCGAACTCCTGGTCGACGTACTGGGCGGTGACGGGAGGCGGGACGTACGGGGCCGGGCGCTCGGCGGCCGAAGCGGTCGCCAGGCGGGCGGCCCGCTCGGCCGCGCGGACGATGGCGGCGATCCAGATCACGCCGAGGACGGCCGGCGGGGCGGTCATCACCAGGACGATGTCGGGCGTCATCGGGTGGCCTTCGCCGGGGCGGGCGGCAGGCCGGCGCCCGGGCAAGCCGACCGGAGGACCGGCGAGAGGATGCGGGGCACGAGGTGCGCCCGGATCCTGCCGGCCCGGGTGAGGCGCAGCATCCGGCCGCAGCTGGTGCAGTCGCCGTACTCGGGCATCGGTCTGTGGTTCACGTCGGGTCCCTCCGGGGCTCGGGGGCGGCCAGGGCGGGCTGCTGGATGGTGATCTCCCAGCCCTCGCGGTGCAGGTAGGCGAGGACGCGCAGTGCGGCCTCTTCGGCGTGCTGGCCGACTTCCTGCCACAGGGCCCCGGCAAGGGCTGCTGTGGCCGCTGGTGGGGTCATGGGGCGGCTCCGGCGGTCTGATCGGCATGGGTGCAGTGGGTGTGAGTGCTCCGGCCGGGCCGCCCCATCGGCAGCGCGCAGACGGTGCACCGTGCGAAGACCGGGTCAGGGACGGGGGCAGCAAGATCTTTTTTGCCTCGCGCGCGCACGCCTACCGGTGGCTGAGGTGAGAGCTCAGGTGCGGCCTGGTGGTGTTCTGGGTCCCTACCGGAGGTAGGTGGGTACTGGTACCCCCCCGCCGGGGACGCTGTCCGGATAGCGTCCGTGGACGCTGTCCGGGGGCGTCCGGGGACGCTATCCGGAACCTCGGAAGGCGTCCGTGGACGCTGTCCGGAAACCCCGCCTGGGACGCTGTCCGGAACCCCCGCCGGGGACGCTGTCCGGACAGCGTCCGTGGACGCTGTCCGGACCCTCTCCCGCTCCTCGATCTCCCGCACCTTGGCTGCTGCCCGGGCCCGCCGCTGGCGGGTATCGGCATACAGGTGCATGTGCTGGGCCCAGTTGGGTCGCTCGGTCGGCATCATGAGCTGGTAGACGGCTGTGGAGTTCGGGCGCCGCTTCTTGATGAGCATGCCGACGGCGCTCAGCACCTTGAGTGCCCTGGTCACGGTTTCCGCGGTGCAGCCCGCCAGTGCGCCGAGGGTCTCCCTGGAGGGAAAGGCGTTCGACCCGTCTGCGTCCGCGTAGGTGGCCAGCCAGACTCCGACGTGGGCCACGCGCGCCAGCTCGGCGCTGCCGATGCGCAGCACCTCGGCCCGGAGCGCGTTGGTCCACGCGTTCCGTACCGTCTGAATGTGCTCGGCCGGGCGGTCCTGGCTCACGTGCTCTTCTCTCCGTCGTGCGGTGGTGGGTCACCCCGGGGCGGGGGGCTCGCAGCCGGCCCCGCCCCGGGGCCGTGTGTGGGTGGGTCAGCCAGGCAGTCGGCCAGCGGCCAGCTCGTCAGCGGCGAGGCGGGCGATGCCGCAGACGTGGGCGAGCAGCGCGCAGACCGAGGCGATGTACTCCTCGTCGGTGGCGAGGGTGGCGGCGCGGTAGAGGGCGGCGCAGGTGGGGCGGTCGCCGCTGGCGTAGGCGACCAGGAAGCGGGCCCCGAAGGCGCGCGGCGGGTCGTCGGTCAGAACGCCGGGGACGTTCTCCTCCAGGGCCCAGCTCGCGCCGGCGGAGACGCCGTAGAGGCGGCGCAGGGCGTGGGTGCCGGTCGAGGCGATCGCGCAGCAGACGGCGTACATCTCGGAGGCGGTGCTCGCGTTGCCGATGCGCGTGAGGATTTCGGCGGTGCGGTCGGTGTCGTCGGCCATGCCGTGGCCGATCATCTCCATGACCAGGTCGGCGATCGTGTCGTGGTTCATCGGGTGCCTCCGTGTGGGGCGGGGTAGTGCAGGCGGGTGGTGGGCGGGCGCCATGCGGCGCGGGGGTCGGCGAGGGCCTGGTCGACGTCGTCGCCGACCGGGACGCCGGCGAGGTCGAGCTCGGCGGTGAGCTCCAGAGCGGCCGTGATGAGGGCGGGGTGGCCCGAGCGCATGCCGGCGACGATGTGGGCGACGACGGTGCGGTGCAGGGCCGCCGGGTTGGCGTTGGGCATGGCTCGGGCCTCCTCAGGTCAGAACGGTGGGATCAGTGGGAGAGCCGGCGGGCGGCCCACCGGGGCATCCGCGGGCGGGTGCGGGGCAGCGGCATCAGCAGCCACCCGCGTCCGTCCGGACGGACCAGCTCCAAGGCCGGGATGGGGTCGGCGATGCGGATGATCCGCAGGGGGGCGGCCATCAGGCGGCGTCCCGGGTCGCAGCCCGGTAGGCGTCGACGAGGCGCCGGGGGATGACGCCGACGGATCCCACCTGCTCGCCGTGCTCGCGCGCCCAGGCACGGATCAGGGCCGCTTCGTCGCGGTCCGGCCGGGCGTCCGAGGCCGCGGCCGGCGGGCGGGCGCCCTTGGCGGTCCGCAAAGCCTCCTCGGCCGCGGCCAGCAGCTGCTTGGCCTGCTGGAGCTGCTCCTCGGCGGCAGTGACCTCGCGTTCCTTGCGCTGGGCCTGCTGGAGGTCGGCCAGGGCCGTGCGCGCCTGGTCGGCCAGACGCTGCATCCGGCTGGCGGGATGCTGCATGCCCCAGGCGATGAGCGCCTCGGCGGCCTGCTCCTGCGGCGGGGCGGGCGCGGTCGGGGCCGGGTCGGCCACGAAGAGTGCGCCGGCCGCCGTGACGGCCGCGCCGATCCGGTCCGGTGTCAGGCCGGTGGCCTCGGTGATGGCGGCGACGGTCTCGCCGCCCCTGTACATGGAGACGGCGACGGCAGTGGACGCGTCCACGTTCGAACCTCCTCTGCTGGTAATGCTGGTGAGTCGCGGGGCGGGCAGCCGGCGGATGCCGGGGATCTCGCTGTCGATGAGGGCCTGGAGGGCGGCGACGGTCACTCCTCCTCCTCGGGGGTCAGGTAGGGCAGGGGGTCGATGTGGCGCTGGCCGCACCGACCGCACGGCGGGATTGCGCGGCGGCGGTCGGTGCGGCGGCCGTGCACGACGTCCTCGACCAGGGCGACGGCCAGGCAGCAGGTGAGGGTCAGGCCGATGGCCAGCAGGGCGCTCACTCGCCACGCTCCGGGTCGTACTCGGCCCAGGCGGCCAGCGGGACGGCGCGGTAGGGCGTCTCGGCCTCGACGCCCTCATGGGTCGCGTGCAGCCGGAACGGCCCAGGAAGGTCGTCCTCGGGCCCCTCCTCGTACCAGGCGAGCCGCGGGGCCTGGCCCAACTGCTGGCGGTAGTGGTCGAGGCAGTGCGCTCGGGCCGCGGCCGCGCTGGCGTACAGGCCCAGCGGGATCGTGGCGACCTCGGCCCGCCAGATCACCACGTCGGGGACGGCGGGGCCGAGCAGGCCGGCGACGGCCAGGGCCTGGGTGATCGCGGCCGGCGTCGGGTCCTGCCCGAGCATCGTGCGCACCACCAGCTCGACGCGGTGCAGCATCTGCAGGTCGGCGCTCACTCGGCACCCCCGGCCGGCTGCTCCGTCACCGGGACGTACGCGGCGAGGTGGATCTGGACGCCAGCGACCATCCCGCTGACGCGATGCGGCTGCAGATGCACGCCCTCATGGCTGAACGGACGGTCGATCTCGACCTCGACACCGAGGGCGGTGGCCAGCCGCTCGGCGTACACCGGGGCATCGAAGGACCGGCCCGGCGGGTCCGCCGTGACGCCGAACTTGGTGGAGAACCCCCAGCGGAGGGGAAGGTCCACCAGGTGCGGGTGCGCGGCCAGCAGGACGTGCAGGGCGGCGGCCATGTCGAGCGTCGTCGGCTCGGCGATGGCCGGTGCATCCAGAGCCAGCACACCGACAGCCGGCGCCTCGACGACCGGCGGACGCTCCGGACTGAGCAGCTCGTAGCGGGCCCGCTCCGCCCGGACGCGGGTCGGCCACGAGCTGGAGCGCTGGCGACCGTCCTCGCGCCACCTGACCTGCCACCGGCCCGACTTGGTCCGCCGCAGGGATGCGCTCCCGACCGGGACGACCGTGGTGGCCGGGACGGCCAAGGCGGCCGGGACGGCGGGCGTCAACCGGGCAGCCGTGCGCAGCTGCTCCGCCTCGGTCTCCGACGCATCGAGCGCCTCGTCGAGCGCGTCGATCTCGTCGAGCAGCTCGGTGAACACCGGGGCCAGGCGGGCGATCCAGCTACCGGCCTGGTGGCGGGTCGGCTGGGACCAGGCCGCGCTGTACGGGAGCAGGGTGGAGAGGTGGAGCGTGCGGAGCAGCGCCAGGCGCTCCTCGCTGATCGGCTTGGGGGTGCTCACACCGACACCGCCGTCCGAGTCGAGGCGGGCGTGATCGCGACCAGGAGCACGGGGACGTCCAGGACGGTCGCCGGAGCGGTCCACCGGATCTCGCTGAGCCGCCGCTCGGAGCGGACGCCGCCCGGGTGCGGCAGGATCCGCCTCCAAGCGTCCAGTCCGATCAGCGCGCGGGGGCCGTGGAAGTGGGCGGTGATGTGTCCGGCCTCGTGGATCTCCCAGTGCGGCGCGGCCAGGCCGGCGTCGAGCGCCCGGGTGATGAGGTGGAGTACGGCGTGCATCGCGGCGGCCTGGGTGCGGAGCTCCAGGGTGTCCGCGGACTCCAGCCGGTGGCCGGCGGCGAGGTGGGTTGTAGGCTGCATCTGCGGCCTACCTCCTTCGTGTTCTCGTTGGGTGCGGTGGGCCGGGGCCGTCCCTGGTGTGGTAGCTGGGTACGGCCCGACCCATGTCTGGGGTCGAGTCAGGCGTTCAGCGGGCGGCGCGCGCTCATGCGGCGCGGCTCGGCCGCGTGCCGGGTGGGATCGAGCGCGGGGTTCGAGCGAGAGTCCGTGGCCGCGCCGGCGGCGAGCCAGGCGTCGAGCACCGCGATGTAGTAGTAGATGCGGCCCTGCCTCCGGAAGCTGTCAGGCCCCACGCGGCGCGTGCGGAGGCCGTACATGGCCTTCGGCGTGCGCTGGACGTACTTGGCCGCCTGCTTCAGGTTCAAGACGGGGGAGTCGGGGCCCGCGGTGGTGTCGGTGGCGTCCATCGTTACCCTTCGTTTCTCATCGAGGAGGATCGGAGATGTCGGCGATCGAGGCTCCGAGGCCGGCGGCGATACGTCCCAGAACCTCCGGCTGGGCGCCTCGCTGACCGCGCTCGATTCGCGACAAGTGGGCTGGCGAGACGCCGACTTGGCGGGCGAAGCGACTGAGGCCGTAGCCCATCTGTTCGCGCCTGGTTCGGATGTCCGCGCCTCTTGCTCTCACGTGTCCAACGTTATGGGCAATGGTGGGCAACGTCAAGCAAGTATGGGCAACCACTTGGGCATCCGACGCCCCACCGGCGGAAATGGCGGGAACCTGACTGCGCGCTGGCGGGGCTGTTCTGGGATGCTGTTGCCTAACGTTGTCCAACCGAGGGAGTAGGGCGCATGGGCGCAGCCGGGGAAACTGACCTCGACTGGGCGGCTCTGGGTCAAGAGATCCGCCGCGAGCGTCTCGCCCGCGCCCTGAGTCAGCAGCAGCTGGCGGACCAGGCCGGCCTCGACCGCAAGACGATCAGTCACTACGAGAACGGCCGACAGCCGTCGCCCGGCCGCGTGCCGGACGGCTACTACTCGGTCGGTCGCGTGTTCGGCTGGGCGCAGGGCGCCGTCGACGACCTGCTGGCGGGGCGAGCTGGGGGGACGGGCGTAGCAGTGGCCAGCACCCAGACTGCTGGCCAGGCCACGCCGTTGCAGATGTACCCCGCGGTGACCGCCTTCGCCCGAGCGTGCGCGCGCGAGGGCGCAGATCCTGGGCTGCGGGACGCGTTCGAGGAGGCTGCGGAGCGCCTGCTTCAGTCGGCGTCCGCCAAGGGCCGGCCGTCGTCTTATGGCCTCGCCGCCTACCGGCCGCATGCCTGGGGCGAGGGCGATGCGGGCGTGCCGGCGGACGACGCAGAGCGGATCCAGCGCCGCCTGGACCAGTGGGTCGAGGAGCGCGGGGACACGCGGTAACTCCGTGCCCCTAATTCCTCACAGTTGCCCATGGTTACCTGTAGGGTCGATCCACTCGGCACGCCTCCCACACGTCCAGGACATGGGGGAGACGTATGCCCGTAGCCACTGCCCAGGCCACTGTCGGGCTGGCGTATGACCCCGCAGCCGAGCTGGAGCGCCTGGGGATCCCCGTGCTCCGCGAGTGGCTGCGGGACACCTGGGGCGTCTGGTCTCCGGTGCACGGCGCAGTCGTGATCGCGGACGGCCTGACTGCCGTCCAGGAGCGGTGCGTCCTCGCGCACGAGCTGGAGCACGTACTCGCCGGCGATTTCGGATGCGGCGGCGTGGAGGGTGTGCGGGCTGAACGCCTCGCTGACCGGCGTGCGGCCCGCAAGCTGATCGCGGTCTCCGACTTCTGCCGGGTGCGCCAGTGGGCGCCCGATGCGTGGCAGATGGCTGAGGAGCTCGGCGTTACCACCTGGGCTCTGCGAGCCCGGTTCGAGGATCTGGAAGGGGGCACCCGGTGGCTGGGTACATCGAGGATCGCTGGCTGAACAAGACCAAGGACCCCACGACGCGCAGGCGCGAGCGCACCGAGCGGTGGGGCAAGGGCAAGCGGTACAAGGTCGCCGGCATCCCTGGCGTCCGGTCGCGGTCCTTCGCGAGCTCCGAGGACGCCAAAGCCTGGCTGAAAAAGGCGGCCACGACGAAGGCGGAGGGCAAGTTCGTCGACCCGCGTGACGGGGAGATCCTGCTCGCCGACTACATCGAGACGACGTGGTGGCCCGGCACGGACTACCCGCCGTCCTCGCGCTCCGCCGTCCGGAGCAGGGTCACGTCCCACATCATCCCGCTGCTCGGCCACAAGCAGCTCCTGGAGATCGATTACGACGTGCTCACGTTGTGGCGGAAGGCTCTGCTGAGCAGGGTCTCGCCGGCGTCCGCCCGGGCGGTCTGGGCGCACCTGAACAGCATCCTGGAGGCCGCTCGGAAGGCTCGGCGGATCCCGGAGAATCCCTGCCGGGAGCATCGCGAGCTGAAGCCGGTACCCACGGTGAAGTCCAAGGCGAAGGCTTGGCCGCGAGAGGTGGTCGACGGGATCCGGGTCGGCCTGACTGCCCGCTACCGGGTGGCGGTGGACCTCGGCGTTGGCCTGGGCCTGCGGCAGGGCGAGGTGTTCGGCCTCGGCGAGGGTGACCTCGACTGGGCGGCCGGCATGGTCTACGTGCGGCGCCAGCTCCGTCGGGACGAGCAGGGGCGGCCCTACTTCTGCCTGCCCAAGGGAGGCAAGATCCGGGACGTGCCGATCCCCCCGCGGCTCTCAGCCTCGCTCCGGGCGGCCCTCGGGGCTCACTCGCCCGTCCCGACGACCCTGCCCTGGCAGAACCCCGAGGAGCCGCTGACCGACCAGGAGGCGAAGGCGCGCAAGCCTGTCACCGTGCGGCTGGTGATGGTCAGCAGCCGCAAGCAGCCGGTCCACCCAGACACCTTCAACCGGTCGCACTGGAAGCCGGCCCTGGAAGCCGCCGGCATCATCGAGCGCCTGGACCACAAGCAGCTGCCGGAGGTGACCTGGCGCCGCGCGAAGAAGACTTACGGGGACACGCGAGAACACGGCTTCCACTGCTTGCGCCACACCTACGCGTCGGTCAACCTGGAGGCCGGGGAGAACCCGGTCACGGTGTCGAAGTGGATGGGCCACGCGTCAGTCAAGATCACTCTTGATACCTACGGGCACATGATGCCGGGCGCCGGCGCGAAGGGCCTCGCGGCGATGGATACGTGGTTCGCGGCTCCCCCGAGGAAGTTTCTCCCCCAGCGCTCCCCAGGGGTCGGTCAGACCCGCCGGCCCCCGAGTCCGCAGCTGGTCGCAGCGGGGGTCGGGAGGAAAACCAGCTTGAACAAGCAGTTCAAGCGCGTGAACTTCGTCGAGGAGCCGGACGCCACCGAGGAGTGA